CTGAAACGCATAATTTGTTGTTAATGCTCCAGATTTACTATTATTAGATGCTATTGCTTGCAATACATTATTAAGGTCCGTTCTCACGGCACTCCCTGTGCCATTGTCAATTATGAAATCATGTTCGGCCATATCGCAGTTATATCAAGGGTTTTGGTGGATTTAAGTTAAATAACTTTGACTTAATTATACTCATTCTACCCTCCTCTGGCAAAACCGACAGCCTGATATGTGAAATTCCTATTTACTGTACTTGATCCATTTTTAAAAGTAATCCTAAATCCAGTGCCTGTTATATTTGTTAATTCAAAGAAATCACCGCTTTGCATATTCTGACTTGTAATTCCAATGCTTGGTAAGGCACTGTTAGCACCACCAAGACCTGTTGCACCTGTGAAGAATGGAGCCTGAAATGTAACATCAGTCGCACCGCTTGATGATATAACTGCTGGACTCTGTTCAACCCTTCTGCTGAATGATGCTGTATAACCAAGCTCTGTGACTTTTATATTGGCAGAGGTGTCAGCCGTTGACATATCACATCTGAATTTGAATCCTCTTCCCTTATAAAATCCATTCGTAAAACTTTGAAAGGCTGTATAAGTTGGAGAACCAGAGCTTGGATCATCTTGGGTCACGGCAACCAAAACATCTGCTGAAACATCTGAAATATTAATACCATCAAAATCATCTCTTGTATCTAGGTCATCAATTGCATCAAAATTATCATTCGGTAGAAAACCGATTGATTTTAAATGTCTTTTAAAATCAACTGTAAAGACTCCACCAAGATCAAGAAAACTTGTACCAGCAGCCCCACCAAAGGCATAAGAACCTGTTGTGGATAATCCACCAGCAGCATCTAATGACGATACAGCATCAAAATCAGGTATGGCATCAAATAAACCAATACCAGCTAATTTTATAAATGTTCCAGTGTCATCAAGTAAGACATTTGTTTTTGTTCCCTGAAATTTTGGATTATCGTTATCTTCTCTTCTTGTAAGTGCAACCAGACTTGTCTGTTCTTCTGGCAATGAAATAACAACAGAACCCTCTCCAGCACTAAGGTTTCCTGTATCATCTTGAAATTTAAGGATGTACTCTCCCTCAAGTCTCGGTAAAACTGCTGATGTTGAGTTTCCAGCAATTTTGTCCAACTCCTGTGCAGTAAAAAATGTACCAGTACCATCCGTCAAAACATCATGCCTAATAATACAAAACCCACCATGCAACACATCAAGAGCCGTTGACTGGTCAAATCTAAGCCTTACAAGTCGATCATCTATCGGTTCTATTCTTACGTTTGTTGGAGTATCAGGTAAAGCTGTCTTTCCAATTGCATTTACAGTTAATTTTGATGGTTCTGCACTGGGTTTATCAATAGCATTAAAACTGAATACTCTTACTTCATAAGTACCCTTCTGACTGTTTTCTATATCAAAGGTATTACTAAAAACATCTTGTGTTATAAAATTGCCATCATTGAATCTGTATTGAACCTGATATTTATTAACACCAAGGACAGGTTGCCAGTTTAGAAATATTTTACTTACAGCCTTACTGTCAATAACAACAATTTTTTCTTCTGCTGTTAAATTACTTGGAGCATCTTTTAAATTTGTAAGAACTGTTGTTGTTCTTGTCGGTAGTGCAGTTCCATCTTCAACAAAGGCATATTTTCCAGAGTTATGTTCTAATGCAGTAATCTGAAATGTAAGATCCTTTGTTTCTTTTACACTGATAACTCTCCATGTTGTTGTCTGTAAGGTGTCATTCTGTAAAACCCAGACGCTGTTTGAATTTGGGGCAGAGGAGAAGGCAGAGGAAACAGTTATGACTGCTCCTGATATTCCAGATACGTTTTTAGTCTCGACAGAGCCATCTGGTAACACAACACTCAATGTTGCATTATTTGTGGCATCAAGATCTGTATTGGCAGTATCATCAACTGTTATTGCAGTGGTGGTGGCCGATGCAATCTTTCCTCCTCTTCTAAGTCCACTTTTAACAGGGTCGCTCACCTCAATGATCTGTCCAGGTCTTACCAATGTTCCAGCTTCAAGCGTTACCTCAAAGGAACAAGTCTCTCCTGAATTTTGTTCATTGTATAAAAACCATTTCCCCATCCTTGAAGCCTGGCCTCGGCTTGTGCAGCCAAAACTTTGAATTGTTCGCACCACAGTCCCGTACTTTGCTATCGCTGCGGTATCTTCCACAGTTTCATAATCTATTTCTCTTGAATCAAGATCAAAATATCCAACATTTATAACTGTATGTCTTGTCTTTAATGAAGAGCCTGTATATTGAAAACCATCTTCAGTGATATTTGCCAAAGTAAAGAGGTAAACAGGATCAGTTGGTCTGTCACCAGATATGGATATAGCCCCTGCACTATAGAAAGGCATCACACGCATTACAGAACAAAGGTCATTGATCAAATTAAATGCCTCTGACTGCTGGGTGATATTTGTATTTATTGAGAACCTAGCCTCTTGTCCACCAACCCCATCATCTACAAGTGCATTATTGTAAACAGATTGATTGTAAAATGTATATTGATCTAAGGAACTTTCAGCAATAGATAAACCATACCTTGTATTGGTTAACAAATCCCAAAGCACCCAAGCTGGATCACTATGCCATTCTGTTGCAGTTTTAAATGTTCCGTTAAAAGTTCCTGTATATGTTATACGACCAGTTGCCAAGTCAACTGTGGCATTATGCGGAATTTTTGTCTTGATTCCTCTGAGCCTGAATGACCTCTTGGGGATTCTTGGGAACTGTTCTGCGCTGAACCTTAATGCCAGATGTGCGGTGTTTGGATATGCGTTTTGTTCAAATATTACTTCCGTCATGCTTGACCAGTTGAAGGCAGAAAATGTCGGGCTGGTAGTATCTGCTGTTGTCCTTGATACTCTTACATTTATTGGAAAGCTTGTATTTGATGGAAGGTTTATCAAATAATCTCTGAAATAAACACTGGTTGATCTGCCAGTTACGGTGTCTGTTATTGGTGTTGTAGTCGTTCCATTATTCTGAATTATCTGTATCTGAACCCCAGCAGAAGCACCTGTTATCTCTCCATTATCTTCTACCGTTTGAATACTTTGAAAAGATATGGTTACTCTAACTGCATTAACAGAAGTATTAGAAACGGCTCTTGTTATTGGATTACCATTTGTTACAGCAACACCAACAGTTGTTTCTGTTTCGATATTAGATATGCCGTTTATGAATGTTTGATCAGAAGTGCCGAATCTTGGTTCAAAACCAACTTCCTTAAAATTAAACTGCCCCTCATCAGGTGATGTGTTACTTGCAGTAGTTTGCAGTAATTGTGTTCCGTTGAGAAAAATATCTTTTTTAAAAGCATTATTATATGCAGTTGTTCCCTTTGTTAGACCAGCCTTTGAAGCTGTTGCTGATCCCTCTATTTCTCCCTCTCCCACGACCTCAATCAGCGTATTAAATTGCTTTGAAGAGAGCGTATCAGAGGGTAAATCTGGATTAGTAAAAACTGTTTGTTGTGTAAATTCTTGTATTCCAGCCATTATGCATCACCTCTTACCTGCACTGTATCAATACCATTAGAGACTGTCACCGATCCAACTATCGTTTCTCCATATATCAAATTAATGGGAACTCCAGCTTTACTGATATTAGTGATGCCACTGAATGAATAGTTTGAGGCAAGAGATGATGGATCTGTCCTTTCCATACCAGACGGCCCTGTTGGTTGTGGTTGTGGTGAAAGCATAGAAGTAACACCATTAACAATTAAACTTGTACCAACAGCAGTCAAAGCAGATCCTAAAATTCCACCAACACCAATAGCACTGACAACACCACCAACAGCACTACCAATAAATGGTGCAAAAAAAGGAGCTGCTGCAACTGAACCAAAAGCAACAGGAATAATTCTTATTTCAGCATCACCTGTCATACACAAAGTATCATCAGTTATTACTTTGTCACCTGAATAAATTTTATAAACTTGATTTTGTAAATGGTTTGCAACCTCTGGATAATTACAACATAAAAAACTAAAAGCCTGCCCAATATTATTTAAATCAGCTTCAAAAGTTGCCTTGCCCACTAATTGTCTTAATTTTCCATAAATTTTAATTTTTCTCAACATGACGATACCTCTTATAAATTGATTTATACATTTGCTCATCAAGCAAATCTCTTGAACTTAGTCTACCGACTTGATGATGTAAAACCATCTGTTCACCTACATAAACTCCAACATGACAACCAGTATATTTTGCCATGTTCATTAAAAGTACGTCACCATTTATTAAATCCTCATTTGATTCTAATAATCTAAAACCTCTACTAGGTAAATATTTTTCAAACACTGGATCATCTAGAAAATTTTCCGCAGTGGTCGGTCTTTTGTAATCTAATAATTTAACTCCTTTTTCTTTTTTGTACCAATCCACAACTAATGACCAACAATCAGCAATTCCCCATACCCATTCTCTCCCTAATAATGGAGGTTTGTATCCATTTGGTTCAAAATAAAACCAATCATCCTGTTCAGGGCTATAGATATGCCAAGGGAGGCCAAGATATTCACAAGCTGTTTTATCTGTTTTAGATGGGAATATAGGCCCTGTCGGATGGGAATGTATTATTGCTATCAATTCACCACGATCTTCTGCAAAAGCCCAATCATCAGGGTCAATAATAAAATATGAACAAAGATTAGTTGCTAAATTTTTACAAGGAAAATATTTTTCTTTACCTTTTACTACTGCTAAAAGTCCACAAGATTCTTCAGGTAAACAATCTTTTGCGTGTTGTGCTGCTTTATCTTTCCAGTTCATTGGTCAATAAAAGTACCGACACCTGGAAAATCTTTCCTAGTGATTTGTCTTTTTGGTACTCTTACATTTGTCAGATCAAGTGCTGAGACTAATTCATATTTAACAAATTCTCTATTCTCTAAAACTTTTCTATCCAAGAAATAAATTTCATCAGGAAACTTATCAGCACTGGGAGTTCCGAAAGGATTTGTCTGCGATCCTGTTGTGGTTGTTGTGGTTGTTGTGGTTGTATTAGGATTATTCATTGTGATTGTATTTCCCATTGCATTTCCATGACTTGTGCAATAATATCTCAAATCAGATGGTGCATCAGGATAAGGTGGTTGGAAGGTGACGATTGATCCTGAGTATCCAGGGGTGTAACCTGTGGCTGTTACACCTGTTGAATATGAACCCGAACTATCTGATTTAAAACGCAGAGGATGGTTTTGATTACTTGAATCTTCCTGATTAAAAATATAAGTAGATCCACGTTTCATTGTGATGACAGGATTATTTACACCATTCAAGAGAAAAATATTTATCCCTCCTACATTTGCGACAGTGACTGTATAGTTTACAGTCTCAGCATCTGCTGGATCTGCGATTGTTGTTGTTGTTGTGGAGGTGGTTGTTACTGGTGCAAAATTTACGGCATCAAGGTTGGAGGCCAATGTTCTAATTCTTGTTAATTTTGATCCATTAAGATCGTTTGCTGGTGTAAACGAATTTACAGATGCCATCAAGGTTGTAAGTGTAGATAAAATATTGCTGACCAATAAGGTAGGTCTTGGGATCTGACCACGGCCTGTAAATTCAAACCCTTCCGCTTCAACTGGAAATCTTGCATAAGTATTACCCTGCCAGACTATTTCTCCATTACCGTTTTGGTTTGATCCGCTATGCCATCTGAATAGTTGATCACTACCATGAATTGAAGCTATAAGTTGAAGTTCAAACAGTTCAATAACTGCCGATGGATTGATGCTTTGAAGTTCAGAGGTAGGTATGGCCATTTATGGTTCTGCGACCTCCTCGAAGGTGAGGTTCATATTTACTCTGTTTAGATATGGAATTGATTTAGACCTTCTTGTGCATTTGAATTTTCGTGCAGAAGTTTCTCCTGTCATTGTGTAATCAAAGGAAGCTTGATCGTCAAATCTACTATTTAAAAATGTGTCTATAGTGTCCGCATCTGTTTCAGAGATATTAAAGGAAAGATTTACAACATGAAGTCTTTTGTTGGCTGGTAAACCAAAGACAGTTCTGAACTCATAACCGTCACCAAGTTTGGTCGCAAGTCCTTTCTGCTCAACAGTCTGCGTTGTTCCATAAGCTGGTTTGATTGATGGAAATGTTGCCATTATGCTAATAATCCTCCAGGTCTTTTTTCTTTGACAAGTTGTTCTTGAACAGCAACCCCAATAAGTTGTCCTAATTGGTTTGCCTCGGCTGTATTTCCTTGAACTTCCGAACCAGAAGCATCTACATTAACTGTAACCATATTTGTGACACCTCCACCTCCACCGATTTTGTTGTTTGGGATAATTGTACCCGAAACAGAGGGAACAAATATTTCAGGGCCACGCTCTCCAACGATTGAAGCCTTGCCTACAGGTGGCCTTCCACCATCTGCAAACAAACCACCCAAAATACCACCCAAGAAACCACCTATACCTTTTCCTTTTCCTCCCGAAGCAGATTTTCCAAAGTTCTCTCCAAAACCACCTAATATTTTTTCTATCTGTGCATCAATAATTTTATCTCTGATTCTATTTAATACATTGGTCATTGCCTGTCCAAAAGATTGTGCGCCTGTAATTGCATCTCTTAAATTACTTTTTATGCTGCCTTCAATTTCTTCCCCGACTGCCATCATTTTTTCTTTAAGTTTATCTGTTTCTGTCTGTTGTTTTTTTATCAATTCTTCAGACTTTTTATGTTCTTCATTTTGTTTTTTCTTGGCTTCTGTAATTTTTTCCTCAGAATCAAGTGTATTCAATCTGCCTTGCAGCATCCTTAACTCTGCTTGTTCTTCTTCAAGTCTTTTTTTAATATGCCCTGCTCTTTTTTTGTTTGTTCTTTCAAGTTGTTTTTCCAAAGCTGCTACAACTTTTTCTTGTTCCTTCATCGCTTCTGTTACTTCTTCTTGTCCTCCTTGATTTATTAAATCTTGAAACTCTTTTGCTTCTCTTCTTGCCTTAAAAAATGCAGTAGCCAATGCCCCAACACCAACAACAAGTAAACCAATTCCTGTTGTGGCCAAAGCTATTTTCAAAGCACCTAAAGCAAGTGTGGTTTTTCCTATGCCTCCAGCAGCCAATAATGCAGCAGCCTTAAGACCTGTTAATCCACCTGAAGCGATCAAACTTTGAACTCCTACAGCATTAATTGAAAAAACCAATGATTTCAAAGCTGCAACTGTTACAGGTATCGCAACAGCCACTAATTTTATGCCAGTTGCAATTCCAGCAATTAATATTGCAGCCTTTCCAGCATCTGATGTAACAAATGTATTTAATGCCGTAATAAATTTTGTGATTTCAACTGTTGCACCCATGATTGCAGGCTTCAACATATCACCAATTGTTATTGATAGTTCCTCTGCTGCATTACCGAAATTTTTAAAGGTTTGAGTCGGATCATTAGCAACTAATTCTTTTAATGAGGCTGCTCCATCAGTTTCGATCTTTCTTAATGCTCTTAATACAACATCACTTGTTAACTTTCCTTCGGCAGCCAGTTCTTTTAATTTACCGATTGGCACATTAAGTTCTTCTGCTATTGGTGCAAGTAATGTTGGTATCTGTTCAGATATACTTCTAAATTCATCACCAGCTAACCTTCCAGAACCTAATGCCTGGGCTAATTGCCTGAAAGCGTTTGATGATTCAATCGCTGATGCTCCAGCTAGTTTTGCAGCAGTATTAAAACCAAAGAATGTGGATTTTATATCTTCAACCCCGACACCAAGAGGAGCTAATCTTGCAGTTATGTCTGTTATACCCTCCAATGCTTCTGTAGCACTTAAACCAAATGCTTTCTGTGCTTCAGTCGCAATTTGCTGTGATTTAGCAAAAGTTCCATTTGCCTTTGTTAGAAGTCCTAATCTTACGTTTAACTTTTCAAAATTTGCTGAAGTCTGTACTGCCTGTTTTGCTAATAATGTAAATCCGATTCCACCTAATGCTGTTTTTAACCCACCAAATGCTGATTGTAATTTATTTGTCTGACTCTGGACACCATTTAATGCTCTAGTTGCACCACTAGCATCAACTCTTAGCCTAACGACTGCCTCTGCCACAAATAAAAAAAGCCTTTATTATATATTACCTTGAATTGCGTTTTTGTCGTTGCATCGCTTTTTTTTCTTCTTCAGTTTTATTTTCATAATATGCAGCCCAATATATCAACTCCTCTTCTGAAATAGAAGTTCTTAATTCGTTTAATGTCTTGCCAAGTTCTGTTGCTAGGAAAAATTCAAAGTTTAACCAACTATCCCCTTTTATTCTTTTTTTGCTGTATCTATATCAAGTTGAATATCAAATAAAAATAATTCAATCTCATTTAAAACTTTTTCTGGTAATTGCCTTTGAAGCATGGGTGCATCTGACATATCAAAAGCTGGAGTGCCATCTTCTTTCTGTGCCATCTTACAAAGTAACTGAGTTGAAACAGTTAATGCTTCATCTGTTCCAGCTAACTGTTGAGCTTTCTGTCTATCGAATCTTGTGATCGGTGGAAAATATAAAACAGTTAAAACTTTACCTGATGAATCTTTCAACTCATACTTGCGTCTTGCTGTCATCTCATCTTTAAAAGCACCGATGAGAAGGTCTGCGGTTCTTTGATTTGTCATAAGTTGGGGTTGATAATTTTAATAATTAGATAGCTGAAGTAATTGTTCCAGTTGGTTTGAATGTAATACTTATTGTATTAACGTCACCTAAAGTTGAACTTTGCTCAAAACTTGTAATAATTCCATTGAAAGAAATTTTCTTTGTGGCACTTGAGCTATCTGGAAAGAGTTCAAAGGCTGCTGCTCCAAGATCACCCGTGGTTAATACACCATCAACAAAAGTTGCTGTCTCTCCAGATGCTGCGTCATCATAAACTAACTCAGCAGTACCCTCTCCTTCAATCAGACCACCGACAAATGCTTTGAATGTATCACCTTGAGTTGTTGTTTCCTGGATGTCCTTAGTGATAGACATTGACCAGCTTCTAGTACCTAATACTGGATTTACAGATGAACCAGCATCATCAAATTTGACTTGCCCTACATCACCTTTAACTTTTGCCATGACAAAAAAAAGAATTATTTATAATTATATTAACCTTTTTCTGACTTTTTTACAGCCTTTTTATTTGCTTGTTGTTTTTCCATATAACGTCTGCATTGATTATCCCAATACTGAGGCTCTCTTCTACCCTTAACAGCTTCTATGACATCAAGCATTTCTTTTGTAATTTCCATTTAAAGATCCTCAAAAATTTCAAATGTAATTCTGATTTGTGTTTGAAACTTACCTTCTGGACTTGATGTAAGTATTTCAGGTCCTACAGGAGAATCAAATATTACATTTGATACTGTCACTCTATTGTATAAGTCTCTTAGTCTCTTGCCAATCGTGTAATTTGACCCTGCTCCGATACCTTCTTCTGTAAAGATATTTAGTATTACCAAACCAACAACATTATTTGTGGCACTGCTCGTATCGCCTTGAGTCAAATATTCATTTGCACCGAAACTTGTAAGGCATTGAACAAAGGTATCCTCTGTTGTGGAATCAAATGCCATATTGTTGAATACAACAGGAATCGCAGGGCTTGATGCTAGTTCAGTTGCTAGT